ATCGCCCCCGGAGGATCAAAGAAATGCCCGTTTCCGTCCAGTGGTATCCCGGCGATGATGATTCGCTCATACCCGAGAGCAAGCCCCACCATACAGGCGAACAGGCCAGATGATCCCCCACGCCCGCCTTCGATCACCCAGAGATAATCAAGGCCATGTCGTGTCTTAAATTCCTGCGGCGGCAAATTGTCGTTGTTTTCCGGCAGACGGTGAGAATGCGTCACGACATAGGACGGCTCGCCCTGGTTGGTCCAGCGCAGTTGCCGCCATAACGGCGGCTCTTCCGGATGCAGCGACACACCATGATGAACACGGCCTTTGTGATGCATGATCATGTCCTTTGTGATGCATGATCATGTTATTGACGGCAATCACTTCCACTTTTTCAAAATTGATCTTTGCGCAGTCATCCCAAATGGACCGGCCGGAGCCCAGCACGACCGCCGTCCCGGAATAGTTCCCGGCGCAGCCCGGGGCTTTTGGTCCCCGGCCGTAAATGCCGTTTGATTCCCACAATTCAATGCCGTTGACGATCATACTTTTTCCCACGTCCATACGAAGTCGTTTTCTGCCGTTCCGGGGACAACGCCCGGCAGAACCGCATTAACCCCGTCCCGCACACTGGGCCAGTCCCAGTCATGGCCGGTCACATATCCGCAAGGCCTCACCTTCGGCAGCCAGGCCTCAACGTCCGCTTGTACAGACGCGGCCGAATGATCAGCGTCGATGAAGACAAAATCAAGGCTTCCGTCCGGCACAAGCCGCGCAGCGTCAACGGACGGCATTGACAATATCGTGGCCCGTTCACCGTAGAGTTTTGCTTTTTCCACCACACGCCGCTTATTGTCTCGGCAATCATTGTGATGGACAAAGTCGTCGACGGGCCGCCAGTCATCGACACCATACAACACCAGGATAGGACAGGCGTCCAGCAGGCTGAAAAACGTCTTCCCGTACCACAGGCCGACCTCTGCCCCTGTTTTCCAACCGCACTTGGTAGCCATGTCGACAAGGTACGCCGCCCTCATATCCAGCACTCCTTGACAAAACCGTCGTCGACCTCGTGAGGCTTCGGCCGTCCGTGAAAATGAACGGTGACGCACCCGCCCGGCAGCCCATGTTTTTGCACGGTGTATTTGTACGAGGCGCATAGTTCCGTCGGGTATAGGTCACAGCACCCGCGACGAGAGTTGATAAGCGTCATCATGGCCAGCGGAAGCGGAGAATGATCAATTGTCGGGTCAAATGGCTTCCAGGTCGGTTTGCCATGTTGGACATATTCGTCCCACAGCCACGACCCGGCATCCCCCCGCAGCAACGTGACGCCGTCGTTTGCGTCGTCCACGTGCCCCGCCGGCGCGTTTCGTTCCGTCCAGTCGCGCGAGCAACAAAATTTCGACGGCCAGTCAATCAAAACATCCAAGGACCCGACCACAACTACATCCAGGTCTATCCAGAGGCGCGTTTCCGTATTCACCCCCGGCGTCGGATGTTTCCAGAACTCACACTTTGACCACCAATGCGGCAGATCAATCGGAACAACGCGAATATTTGCATTCAGCCCGTCTATTTTCCCTTTCGCTTCCGGTCCGGCATAAAGGACAAAATCGACTGTTCTTTTGGTGTTGCGAAGGCAGGCCCGGTATAGCCGGTTGACGTATTCAATCGGGTAATAACCGGAACCGTCCCAATTTGTGCAGATCGTGACCTTTTCCATCAGCGTACCGATGGAGCGGGAGCTTTGAGGCCCCCGCTCCGGTTAAAGGTTAATTCGCCGCAGCCTTCAAAATGATCACTTCCACGGCTCCCGTGGCCTCTTCCGTGCCGGTTTTCAGAACCAGCGGGATCGGTGAGGTCGTGGTGTTTTTATAACCAACACCTTCCGCCTTGGCGCACTGCGTACACTGGCCCGCAGTCGCGAATACGGTCGCCGCAAGATAGCGGTCGTCATCGCCCGAGTCGCCCAGCTTAAGCGTGGTTGCGCTGCCCAGGGCGGCCCCAATGACCCACCCCGTCAGAAAGACTTCGCCCGGCATCAGCACGCCGACGTTGACTTCCGTATCCGCAGCGGCGGAAGCGAAAGTATAAGTGTCGTGCGTCGCCCGGACCTTGCCGCCCCACTCCGAACCCATAAAGGTTGCCGGAGCAGGCGAGGCATATTTAGTGTAATTCGTTCCACTTGCCATCGTCATTCACCTCCTTAACTTTCCAGGCAGTCGATTTCGACAATGCCTTTTTCGTCCATGCGGGTTGCGCCGATGGACATACCCAGGTAAACTTGAGTTGCCATGTTTTTATCGCGCCGCGGGCCTACGTCGGTCACAATATCCAGACCGATAGCCAGCAGGAGGCTATTTTTCTGCCCCGCGATACATTTTCGGATGCTCGATCCGACTTCCAGCCGCTCAGACCGGATGAATTTGAACCCCAGGAAGGTGTCAAGCTGCCCGGCGGCCAACGCTTTGACCGTGTTGTAGTCGGTTGATTTGACCTCGATTGTATTCAGCAGCGCGGACACCTGCTTACTGCCTAAAATGACGAAGCGCCCTTCCTCATCCACTTCGTTGCCGTCCAAAATCTCTTTGGCGCTCAGAAGTTTTGCCAGGGTCATATCGGTTGACGCATTGGCAATCTGATTGTTTGAGGTGTCAAAGGCATAGGACGTGGAACCATCCACGCCACCGTAAGCGGTCCCGAATGCGGCCGTGATCAATTCGTCATCCATCGCGCGGTTCATCGCGTTCCGGGCGTTGATCGCGTACAGGCTAGACGGATCAATCAGAACTTTTTTGAGGTCCATATTGTCCACCAGGTCAGCCCAATCATAATCGACGAGAGAGACGCGCCGTCTGACATGCGGCGTGGACACCAGCGGAGTGTCGGCATGGCGGGACGTGCGCTTGACTGCTGCGGTTGAATTAAGCTGATCAAAGAAAGCGTTTTTGCCGACAACGCCCGATTCCACACGGACGACTTGCCGCAGACGGCTCTCTTTCTGCTGCATCAGAATTTGAACATTGGCGGAATACTGTTCCACCATTGCAGTCGTAATTTCGGTACTCATAAGATTAACCTCCGAAAAATTTAAGTTTCAAATCTTTCGACGGCTTTGCCCGTTAAACGGAAACCATCTCGACGCTTAACGCTGCGTCGTGTTCACGGCTGGCTTTCAGCTTGCACGGACTCTTACGAGCTACCCGAATTACATAATTACTTCTTAATCCCCTTTGATCGCGGACCCTTGCGGGCTGCCCGCTGGTTAATTATTCCCAACGTCTCCGCCACGAATCCGGCGGATTGTTGGCCTTGTTACAGATTGCCTCCAGCTCATGCACTGGGCGCGTCAAATCAAACGTCCTGCCCGTGTTGTTGCTGATTTCTTGCAGTTCCCGGAGTAGCGGATAGGGAAGCTCAGAAACCCTATCCACTACCCCAGGAGGCACCGGAGGAGGAGAGGCAACCGGCAAATCATTTGTCTTGTTTTTCTTCGGTCTTGCCATCTTTAACCCTCGCTTCGCGTTCTTCTACTCTTTGCCGGTCCTCTGTGACCTGTCTTTCGTTTGGCTGTCCGAATTTACTAACAACCCTTCTACCTTCTTTTGTCGGGTCAAAAGTATCGGTCATGATCACACCTGCACTTTCTTGTCGCCGTGGATCGCGGCCATCAGACGCGCCACCTCGTCAACTGCGTGTTGGTGTTGCGGATGGCTCGCGCTCCAATATGCTTCATAAAGCGGGTTTGCCTTGTCTTCCATGATGTTTTTAACCTTCGCCGCTGCGTCTTCACCAAAGAGATCAAAGTTTTTGTCGCCTCGAATAGCCGCGTCTTCCATCATAGCCTTTGCGACGTTGCCCAGGATTTTTACGGCAATAGGATCATTCCCGAACTTCTCCGAAAAAGCGGCAATGTCCTCAGGCGAGCCACCGAAACGCTGTAACGCAGCGTCAGCACCCCGAACAAACTCATCGTATTTCTGTTTTGTCCCCAGTTCGGCCATCAGTGCCGCTTCGGTCTTTTCGGCCTGCGAGGACATCTGTGCCTCGATTTCCTTGAACGCCTGCACCTGGGCATCGTTGTAAAACTTGTAAAGCCCTTCCGCCTGCCACGGTAACAACCCCAGATAATGAGCCACCTGCTTGTACCCTTCCGTCAACTTCTCGTCTTTCGGGAACCCCTCAGGCAGATTCGCCTCCAACTTGTAGCCGTCGGCAGACTTCGGACGGCCCAGCTTATCCATGACATAATTCCAGTTCTCCGGCGTGTTCAATTTTCCCGCGGGAATCGGTATCTTTTCCGCGCCAACAAGGGTTTGAGCGTGCTTGTAGCTCTTAAATACGTCGCCCAGCCCCTTGCCCTCAAACGGTTTAAAAACAGGATCGTC